TCTGGCAAGAAGGCCAGCTTCGTGTTTGTGGACGAGTTGCACGAATTCGGCAAGCAGGCCAAGGCCAGCAACATGCTGCTGGAAGCCACGGGCGGCCTGGCCTCGCGCCCTGAAGGTTTTGTGATCTATGCCACCACACAGTCGGCCGAGCCGCCAGCAGGTGTGTTCCTGACCAAGCTGCGCTATGCACGCGACGTGCGTGACGGAATCATCAAGGACCGCAAGTTTCTGCCTGTTATCTATGAGTTCCCCAAGGCCATGCTGGAAAGCAAGGCTTATGAGGACTTGGACAACGCCTATGTGACCAACCCCAATTGGGGCGCGTCAGTGGACATTGAGCGCATCACCCAGCTGCACGGCCAGGCCAAAGCCAGCGGTGAGCAGGAGTTCAAGGAATTCTTGGCCAAGCACTTAAATGTGGAAATCGGCCTGAACCTGCGCTCTGACCGGTGGGCGGGCGCTGATTTCTGGGAGCGAAACGCAGTCGACAACCTGGAGTTGGATGAGCTGCTGCAGCGCTCAGAAGTTGTGACCGTGGGTATAGACGGCGGTGGCTTGGATGACTTGCTGGGTCTTGCGGTGCAGGGGCGCGAGCGTGGAACGGGGCGCAAGCTGGCTTGGTGCCGGGCTTGGGCACACCCCTCGGTGCTGGAGCGCCGTAAAGAAGTTGCCCCTCGATTGCAGGACTTTGCCCGTGACGGCGATCTCACACTGGTTGGAATGATTGGTGACGATGTTGAGGACGTTGCGGCCATCTGTCAGCAAGTGTTTGCTTCTGGGTTGCTGGACAAGATCGGTGTTGACCCGGTGGGGCTTGGTGGAATTTTGGAGGCACTGCGCGAAGCGGGAATTCCTGATGAGCAGGTGATTGGTGTTTCGCAGGGGTGGCGGCTGTCCGGGGCAATCAAAACCGCTGAGCGGTGGCTGGCTGAAGGTGCGATGGAGCACAACGGGGCTGCTTTGATGAACTGGTGCGTAGGGAATGCCAAGATTGTTCCATCAGGAAATGCAGTGCTGGTAACCAAGGCTGCAAGTGGCAGCGCTAAGGTAGACCCGTTGTTAGCCCTTTTCAATGCCACTGCTTTGATGATGCAAAACCCTGTCGCAAAGGGCCCATCGGTCTACGAATCGCGCGGCCTGCGTTTCTTATAGGGCACGACCAATGAGTATTTTTGACATGTTCCGGCGAAAGCCGGAGGCAAAGTCTCGCCCGTCTGCTTCTGCGGAAGGGTTGACATTTTCCGGAATGGATGACCCGGCGCTGCTGGAGTACATCCGTAGTGGCCAGCAGGCTGCTTCATCGCAAATGATGCGAAATATGGCGGCATTAAGGTGTCTGACACTGCTGAGTAATGGCTTGGGCATGTTGCCAACCAACCTATATCACAGTGGTTCGGCCAAACAGGTGGCGAAAGAGCATCCAGCTCACAAGCTCCTGCGTAGCAAGCCAAACCCTTATCAGACTCCCATTGAGTTCAAGAGCCAAATGCACTTGCTCTTGGAGTCAGAAGGGAATGCTTATGCGCGAATCATTCGGTCTGGCGGCAGGCCAATCCACCTGATTCCATTTGATAAAGGCAAGGTTGAGGCCAAGTTGGGGGGTAACTTCCGTATGCAGTACGTCTGCAATACCGGAAATGGCAGGCAGGTAACGCTTGATCAGGACGAAATACTTCACTTGCGTGACCTGAGTCTGGATGGAGTCGAGGGGTTGTCTCGGCGCAAGTTGTCGCTTGAAGTGTTCGAATTGGCACAGCAGGCGCAGCGTGCGGCGGGCAATGTATTCAAGACTGGTGTGATGGCTGGTGGCGCAATCGAAGTGCCGAATGCGCTTTCTGATCAAGCATACCTGCGCATGAAGGAGTCGATGGCGCAGGAATACAGCGGCTCAGAGAACGTCAACAAATGGATGATTGCGGAAGAGGGGGCCAAGGCCAACCCATTCACATCCACAGCCAAGGATGGACAGCAGTTGGAGAGCCGAAATCACCAGATTGAGGAAGTTGCCCGCCTATACGGCGTGCCTCGCCCTCTGTTGATGATGGATGACACCAGCTGGGGGTCAGGCATTGAGCAGCTAGCCATTTTCTTTGTGCAGTACACGCTGGCACCGCGCTTTGTGATGTGGGAGCAAGCACTGGCACGGTCGCTACTGACCGACAAAGAGAGAGAAAGCCTTTATTTCAAGTTCAACGAACGCGCCCTGATGCGCGGCACGCTGAAAGATCAAGCCGACTACTTTGCCAAGGCGCTGGGTGCAGGCGGTCACCAGCCATGGCACACCGCCAACGAAGTGCGGGACCTTGCTGAGTACGCGGCAAGCGACGAGCCCCACGCAATCAAGCTGGGCGAGCCCTCTGGAAAGAAAGCAAGCAATGAGCCTCAAAAAGCTACCTGAAATTCGGGCTGACCACCGTCTGGCCAAGGCTGGTTTTGACCTGCGGCCTGACGCGGTGGATCGCTGGGAGCCTGCTGTGTGCGCCAAAGCTGGCAGTGATGCCGAGTCCAGCATCTCCATCTATGACTCCATTGGGGAGAACTGGGAGGGCACAGGCATCACTTCCAAACGCATTAGCGCGGCTCTGCGCAACATTGGCGCCAAGGATGTGGTGGTCAACATCAACAGCCCTGGCGGCGACTTCTTCGAGGGCATGGCTATCTACAACCTGTTGCGCGAGCACCAAGGCAAAGTCACTGTGCGGATTCTTGGCGTGGCAGCCTCAGTGGCTTCGGTCATTGCTATGGCGGGCGATGAGATCCTGATCGGCGATGGCGCCTTCTTCATGATCCACAACGCTTGGGCCGTGGCCGTTGGAAACCGCCACGACATGTTGGACTCTGCCAAGCTGCTGGAGCCATTCGACGCTGCCATGGCGGCGCTTTACGCCCACCAGACGGGAATGAGCGCAACCGAGGCGGCGGCGATGATGGACAAAGAGACCTGGATCGGCGCCCAGCAGGCCGTCGATGATGGCTTTGCCACAGGATTGCTTGCATCGTCCGAAATCACCAAATCCACCCAGGCTAGCGCGAAAAGTAAGCCGCTTGCGCTGATTGAAGCGTCCATGGCCAAGGCTGGCATTTCTCGCCATTCGCGCCGAGACACCTTCAAAGCCCTGTTTTCTGGCATGCCGGGCGCTGCCGAAACTGCCACGCCGAGCGCTGGCCCCGAAGTCGCAGCTTCGCTGCAATCGCTGCTGGCCACCATCAAAAGCTAAGCAGTCAACACCCAACCTATAAGCCGCCATCAGGGCGGTTTTTTCGTTTCTGAAAGGGCCATCATGGCTAAAAAGCAAATCGTTCCACGTGGCATCATGGCCGTTCGCGCCGAAGGCACTGCACCCAGCAATGCGGAAGTGAAAGCGCTGGTTGAAGGCCTGCAAGGCGCCTTTGCGCAGTTCAAGGCGGAGCACACCCAGCAATTGGCTGAGATCAAGGCAGGTAAATCTGGTGCAGATCAAGAAGCCAAGCTTCAGGCAATTAGCGCTGACCTCGATCGTCTGCAAAAGGAAACTGAAGACGCACACACCAAAATCGCTGCGGCGCAAATGGGTGCTGGTGGTGCAGCTGCTCTGCGCGATAAGGAATACAGCGCATCTTTTGACGCACACATGCGTAAGGGTGAAATCCAGGCCGCTCTGAATAAGGGTACTGCCGAAGAAGGCGGTTACCTCACTCCGGTGGAATGGGATCGCACCATCACTGACCAGTTGCGAAATGAGTCTCCCATGCGCGAACTCGCCCAAGTACAGGTCACAAGTAAGGCGGGCTGGTCCAAGTTGTTCAACATGGGTGGCACGGGTAGTGGCTGGGTTGGCGAAACCGATGTACGCCCTGAAACTGCGACCCCAGTCTTGGCTTCGCTGGGTTTTGGGCATGGTGAAATCTACGCCAACCCCGCCGCCACCCAGCAACTGCTGGACGATTCGGAAATCAACATTGAAGCCTGGCTGGCCGCCGAAGTGCAGGCCGAGTTCGCAGAGCAGGAGGGCCTCGCCTTCATCAGCGGCGACGGTGTCAAGAAGCCCGCAGGCATCTTGACCTATGTCACTGGTGGCACCAATGCGGCGAAGCATCCATTCGGCGCGATCCAGGCTATCAATAGCGGCGCCGCTGCGGACATCAGCTCGGACGCGGTGCTCGATCTGATCTACGGGCTGCCCAAGAAGTACCGCCAGAACGCACGCTTCCTGACCAATAACTTGACCATCGCCAAGCTGCGCAAGCTCAAGGACGGTCAAGGCAACTACCTGTGGCAGCCATCTGCTCAGGCTGGCCAGCCTGCCACCTTCCACGGCTACGGCCTGGCTGAGGACGAGAACATGCCTGATGTGGCTGCCAATTCGCTGCCAATTCTGTTTGGCGACTTCAAGCGCGGTTACCTAATCATCGATCGCATGGGTGTGCGCGTATTGCGTGACCCCTACACAAAGAAGCCCTATGTGCTGTTCTACACGACCAAGCGCGTGGGCGGTGGTGTGCAGAACCCCGAGTGCCTGCGTGCACTGAAGGTGGCGGCTTAAACCATGGGAGGGCTTCGGCCCTTCCTTATTAGGAGCAGATGATGAAAGCAACCAAACCCTTCAAGGGCGTCAAGGACGGCGATATCTACCCCACTGAGTTCAATCCTGGTGATGAAATTCCGCCAGAGCTGGAAGCCGCGGCTGTTGAGTTGGGTGCAGCAGACACCAAGAAAGAACCCGCGAAGAAATAGCTATGACCATTCTTACCACCGAAGAAGCCATTGCTCACTGCCGCGCTGATCCGGTGGAGGATGCGGTCATGATGGCTATCTACCTGGGGGCGGCTGAGGAGGCTGCCCAGGATTACATCAAGCGCAAGGTCTACAAGTCCAAAGAGGACTTGGATCCCG